GCACCCAATATTCTTGGAGGTTTGTTGGATAGTACACCTGCAGGTAGTGTAATAAAAACACTTATAGGTGGTTCAAATATGTCTGATGCAGACAAAGAAATAGCACTTAAAAAACTTGACCAAGAAATACACGAGTTTGACGGCATTACAGAAAGGTGGGTTGCAGATTCAAAATCAAGTTGGTTAGCCCAAAATGTACGCCCTTTGACTTTAGCCTTTTTAACAGTAGCCTTTGTAGTTGGTTGGTATATGCAAATAGATGAACTAGAGGTAGTTAAAGAATTATTATGGGTAGTTTTTGCAGGTTATTTTGGCGGTAGAACTTATGAGAAAGTGAAAGGTAAGAGCAATGGCTAGGAAGATTGTATCAAAATTTATAGTTAAATCTAAAGTAAGAAGAAAAGGCCGACATTCCAAAAATGCTAGCAAATTAAAGTCAAGTAAACTATACAAAAAACCTTACAACAGGCAGGGCAGAAATTAAATTTGTTTTTTTAAAAAATAATTTTATATTATATAATACAGTATTATAATACAGTATTTATAATACTATATATATAAAACTATAAGTAATTTATGGGAGTATTTTATTTCATATGCGGTATGTTATTTTGGGAGTTTATAAGAACTATCGTTATCTTTATATATTTAAATGTTAAAAAATGGATAAAAGACCGACAATAAAATGTAGTTTATGCGATAAATATTTTGTTGAGGGGAGAGAATACAGAGAACATTGGGAAAATGCACATTTAAAAGAATACCTTAAATTAATTAATTATAAAAATTTATGACAACTACTAGAAAAAAAGCAGACCTTATAATGGATATGCCGATTTGTAATGTTTGTAAAATAGATAAACTGTTTGAGATTGATTGTTATCAATATACAAATCTAGGAACTGATAGCACCATTAAAGAAAAAGATGCTGTAAAAAAAACGAGTTTATATATTTATAAAAAAATAAAACAATTGAATGAAAGACTAGGTAAAAGACTTTTATTTCATTATGGCTAAATCTCGCAAAGCTATTGTCAAAGAACTCGACAGGGTTTTTAGTTTAATGATTAGAATAACTAACAGCAAAAATGGTTATTGTCAATGTATAACTTGCGGCCGCAAATATCCTATCAAACAAATACAATGCGGTCATTTTATGTCAAGAAAAAATTATAGCACAAGGTGGGTGCCAGAAAATGCAGCTCCTCAATGCTATGGCTGTAATGTAATGCAACAGGGTAAACAATATGAGTTTGCAAAACAGATTGGAGAAAATACAGCAGAAGAAATGTTACGTTTATCAAAACAGATTGTAAAATTTAGTAATCAAGATTTATTAGATAAAATTTGTGAATTTAAAAAAATTATACATATATTTGAAAACACTAAGTAATATTCTTTTTTTTATTTGATTTTAATTAGTTATAGTTCGATATTTTAGGTTTTCAATTTGGGGGATTTAAGTCCCCCATTTTTTTTCGATTTAATAAAAAAAGTTTATATTTGTTCAATTAATTAACAATTATGACTTTCACTGAAGATGTTTTAAGGTTAAAAGATGCCGAAATAGAAGCATTAAAATTAGAAAATGTCAGACTGTTATCAGAACTAGAAAAATTAAAATTAACTAAAAATCAAACTTATGCAAGGAACAGTAAAATACATAAGCCCTGACCCTAAACAAAATGAATATGACTATAACGGGGTAACTTACAAAAAATATAAAGTAGATTTTGCCGATGGTAAGTCTTATAGTTTTTCAACCAAAAAAAGCTATAATGATGGTAATCTAACTTTTAAAGCAGGAGACCGCATTGAATATATGGTTACGAATGAAAAATTAGGCTCCGCTAAGTCAATGAATATTATACAAGCTAAAGATTCAAAAAGAACACAACAGCAGGAAATACAATTAAGTGTATCTTTTAATGGTGCAGTTAAACTAGCTAGTAAAGGCAAAATAAAAATTGATGAAATAGAAACATTTACAAACGAATTTTATAACAAAATATTTAACTAAAATGGCAGATAAAAAATTTACAAACGGATTATTTATATATAAATCAAAAATTGATGGTTTATTAAATTGGTCAGCAAAAAAAGCAGATTACATAAAAGCATTACAAGAAGCTCAAGAAGATGAAAATGGTTTTATTAGTGGCTCATATCATACAATGAGGGAAAAACCTGATAGAATGTATGGCACGTTTAGAGACCAAGAAAAAAAAGTATCAAGCAAAGAACACGCACCAGATAGAGACTTACCTTTTTAGATGTTAATTAACTTTAATTATCATTTGCAGAAAATTAAAGATGTTAGAAGCGGTAAAATAAAAGAAGGCCTTAAATTAGAAATAGACAATCTTGATGAACATTTAAGATTTAAAAGGCAATTTAATGTTATACTTGGTCACGCCAACGTTGGCAAAACTTCAATAATTTTATATTTAATGTTGCTTTATACAAAAAAGCATAATTTAAAGTGGCTTATATTTAGTGCTGAAAATGATTCTTATACACTAATAAAAAAACTTATTGAATATTTATGCAGTAAAATTATACAGCATATTGAAGAAACAGAATTTTTAGATAAGGCATTTTTTATAGATAATCACTTTAAATTTATTGATTGTAACAAAACGTATGATTACAAGCAATTGTTAAAATTAGCTAAAGAAATAAAAACAAAATTTAATTATGATGGTTTTTTAATTGACCCGTATAATGCTTTAACAGTAAATAAATCATTATTAGTTGGCAACAAACACGAATATGATTACAATGTCTGTTCTGAGTTTAGATTATTTACAAAAAAGAATAATTGTGCTATCTGGTTAAATACACACGCTAATACAGAAGCATTGAGAAAAATTCACCCATTATCACACGAATACGCAGGGCATCCAATACCTCCTAATGCTGCTGATGTTGAGGGAGGAGGAAAGTTCGTTAATAGGGCTGATGATTTTTGGGTATTACACAGGTATTTACAACATAAAACAGAATGGATGATATCACATTTACACGTTAGGAAAGTTAAAGATACTGATACAGGTGGCTCTCATACTGATTTAGACACTCCTTTAAAATTTAGAAATATAAAAAATAACGTTGGTTTTGAGATAAATGGTATAAATTATGTACCTTTACTCAAAGAACTACCGTTTTGAATAAAAATATAAATTTCACGTTTATACCAATTTATGGTATCGCCTTTGGTATAACATACTACAATCCTAACTTAGAACCTGACCAGTTAATTAAAGTAGACCCCGAAGAATATTACGAGCAAGTATCAATAATGTTTCTTTGTTTTGGTTTACATATAACTGTATGGAAAGAATAATGCAGTTATTATATCAAGACCACAATAAATGGATATCAATTGTCAGAAGTTTCGGTTGTAACACTTCGACCGCAAAAGATATAGTTTCAGAAATGTATGTCAAAGTACAAAGAGCAATCAAGCGTGGTCAAGATATTATGTTTGACGAAAATTCTATAAATTATTATTATGTTTTCAGAACTTTAAGCAACCTTTTTATAGATTTAAAACGTAAAGAAAAAAAAATTGATATGCTCAATATAGAAGATGTTCAACTTGGTAGTGCAACTATAAATCCTGATTATGATTCAAACTATGAAACAATAAAAAAAGGCCTAGACAAATTATATTGGTATGATAAAAAAGTTTATGAAATTATTGAAAGCGGTACAAGCATTGCAGAACTAAGTAAAAAAACAAAAATATCGTATTATAGCTTGTATAATACATATAACAAAGTAAAAAAATATTTAAAAAAATTATTATGAAAGTAATGAAGTTAGATACAAATGTGTGGCAATACGGTAAGTATTGGATAATTAAAGAAAAAGAAAAAGTATATGTACACAAATTAAAAAAAGGAATGCACACCATAAGACATACAATATATAATGAACAAAAAAGGATTACTTCCCGTAAAAGTTTACAAAAGGCAATAGAATATATAGACCAATTATGATTTTATTAGGGGATTTAATTGAAAAAATAACTAAGGCCACAGGTATAAAATGGCTAACTGAATTCGTTATAATAAAGTTACTAGGCTTTAAAACTTGTAATTGTGATAAACGTAAATTAAAATTAAACAACTTTAGCAAAAATTTTACAAATGAAAAAAATAAAAA